ATTGATAGTGACGCGTTTAAAGAACTTTTTAACGGAATTAATGGAGAAAAAGGCATAGAACTGAGCCAAGACTCCAAAAGTGCGGGTAGATGGAACACAAATTACGGCGGAGAGTACTTTGCGGTGGGTGTAGGGGGCGCAATTGCGGGTCGAGGCGCTGATTTACTACTTGTAGATGATCCACATAATGAACAAGACATTATTAACGGCAACTTAGACATATTTGACAAAGCATATGAGTGGTTTACTACTGGTGCGCGAACACGTTTAATGCCGGGGGGTAGGGTAGCTATCGTGCAGACTCGTTGGGCGTTAAATGATTTAACGGGGCGGTTAACTCGTGACATGACGCAGAATGAAGGGTCAGATCAATACGACATAGTGGAGTTTCCGGCGGTATTAGAGAGGGAAGTTGAGGCAGTTAATGAAGATGGTGAACCACATATAGAGTTTGTGCAGAAATCCTTGTGGCCTGAGCAGTGGCCCTTAGAAGCGTTGTTAAAAACTAAAGCGTCGATGCCCTCGTATCAGTGGAACGCTCAGTACCAGCAAAACCCCACGTCAGAAGAAGGCGCTATCGTCAAACGGGAGTGGTGGAAAGTGTGGGAAGAGGACTACACGCCAAGGTGTGAGTTTATTATCCAGACATGGGACACGGCGTTTGAGAAAAACAACCGGGCTGACTTTAGTGCGTGTACAACGTGGGGCATCTGGTGGCCTGAAGGCCAAGAACAAGACCGTGGGGCAGCTAATATAATCCTGTTAAATGCGTTCAAAGACCGGATGGAGTTCCCTGAATTAAAGAAAGTGGTGTTTGAGCATTACAACGAGTGGGAACCAGATGTACTGATAGTTGAGAAGAAAGCATCAGGAGCGCCACTAATATATGAGCTACGGGCTATGGGGATAGTGGTTGGGGAATACACTCCAAGTCGTGGTCAAGATAAGATAGCTAGGTTAAACTCCGTATCGGATATGTTTGCATCTGGTATGGTGTGGGCACCGCAGACTCGTTGGGCGGAAGAAGTAGTCGATGAGATTGCTGCGTTTCCTGTAGGGCAACATGATGACTATGTAGACGCGACAACCCTAGCATTAATGCGGATACGACAAGGTGGGTTCGTGAAATTAAGTAAAGACGAAGCCGATGAAATTAAATACTTCAAATCCAAGCGTAGAGCTGGATATTATTAATAAGGACAGATCATGGCTATAGATAAATCGTTGTATGAAGCCCCACAGGGATTAGAAGCTCTTGCCGCTCAAGATGTAGAGCCGGAGTTGGAGATTGAAATTGAAGACCCAGAATTGGTAAAGATTAAAGCTGGGGATATGGAAATTGAGATTGACCCACAAGAAGAATCTGAAGATGAGTTCAATGCTAACTTAGCTGAAGAGATGGATGATCGGGAGTTGCAGACTCTAGCGGGTGAACTGTTAGGTGACTACCAAGGCGACGTATCTTCCCGTAAAGAATGGTTAGATACCTACGTCAAAGGTTTAAAATTACTGGGGTTAAAACACGAAGAACGTAGCGAGCCGTGGTCTGGGGCTTGCGGTGTATTTCATCCGTTACTCATGGAGAGCGCGGTTAAGTTTCAGTCTGAGACTATTATGGAGACGTTTCCAGCATTAGGGCCGGTAAAGACTACTATTATTGGGAAAGAAACCCCTGAGAAAGTAGATGCGTCTACCCGTGTAGCTGCGGATATGAACTACGAATTAACCGAGCGTATGCCAGAATATAGGCCCGAACATGAGCGAATGTTGCTTGCGTTATGTCTGTCGGGCAATGCGTTTAAGAAGATTTACTTTGATCCGTCTATAGAACGGCAAACAGCACCGTTTGTTCCAGCAGAAGATATTGTAGTTCCTTATGGTGCTATGAATCTTGAATCGGCGGAACGCGTAACCCATCGGATGCGTAAGACCAAGAACGAGTTACGTAAGCTGCAGGTAGCTGGGTTCTACAGAGATATTGACTTGGGTGAGCCAGTAAATACGTTAGATGAGATTGAAAAACAAAAAGCTGAAGATCAAGGGTTTTCAGCAACGTCAGACAACCGGTTTCAGATTCTTGAGATGCATGTCAATCTTGACCTTAAAGGGTACGAAGATGAAGATGACGGAGAGCCTACCGGTATTGAGTTGCCGTATGTAGTTACGATAGAGAAGGGCACTTCTAATATTTTAGCAATACGTAGAAATTGGTTACAAGACGACAAGTTAAAGCAACGTAGACAGCATTTTGTTCACTACGGGTACATCCCCGGATTTGGGTTTTATTACTTTGGTTTGATCCATTTAGTTGGTGGTCACGCTAAAGCTGCAACATCGTTACTTCGTCAGTTAATTGATGCAGGTACACTATCTAATTTGCCGGGCGGGTTGAAGTCTCGTGGGTTACGTATTAAGGGTGACGATACACCGATTGCTCCGGGTGAGTGGCGTGACGTGGACATCCCAAGTGGTGCTATTCGAGACAACATTCTACCCCTTCCATACAAAGAACCATCACAAGTTCTTGTAGGTTTGATGGATAAAGTTGTAATGGACGGTCAGAGATTTGCTGCAACAGCTGATCTTAAAGTATCTGACATGTCGGGTCAGTCCCCAGTTGGAACTACGTTAGCTATCCTAGAACGTATGTTAAAAGTGATGAGTGCAGTTCAAGCACGGATTCACTACACGATGAAGCAAGAGTTTAAATTATTAGCTGCAATTATTCGTGATAACACACCAGAGGACTACGACTATGAACCGGAAGTTGGGAATCGCAAGGCTAAGAAAGCTGACTACGACATGGTGGCTGTTGTCCCGGTTTCAGACCCAAATGCCTCAACAATGTCCCAACGGGTTGTTCAGTACCAAGCAGTCTTACAGCTATCCCAAACAGCACCCCAGATATACGACCTCCCCTTCCTCCATAGACAAATGATTGAGACGTTAGGTGTTAAGAATGCCTCTAAGATTATTCCTATGGACGCGGATATGAAACCTGTTGATCCAGTGTCTGAAAACATGAATGTTCTTATGGGCAAACCTGTTAAAGCATTTATACATCAAGACCATAAGGCGCATTTGGGTGTGCATATGGCGGCAATGAAAGACCCCAAAATTATGCAGTTGGTTGGGCAAAATCCAAAAGCGCAAGCAATTATGGCAGCGGCTTCAGCACATATCATGGAGCATATAGCGTTTCAGTATCGTAAAGAAATTGAAGAACAACTTGGGTCAGCATTACCACCCATGCCAGAGAAAGATGGTGAGCACACGTTACCTGATGATATTGAGATTCAGTTGTCTCAACTTGTTGCCCAAGCAGCCCAGCGTTTACTGCAAAAAGATCAAGCAGAAGCAGCTCAACAGCAAGCTCAACAACAGCAACAAGACCCAATTATTCAAATGCAGCAACAAGAGTTACAGCTCAAACAGCAAGAGTTACAACTTAAAGTTCAACAATCTCAGCAAGAACTTCAATTAAAAATGCAGCAAGCGCAACAACAGTTCCAATTGGATCAGGGTGAACTTGAGCGTAAGAAACAAAAAGACATGATTGAAGCCGCAACAAAAGCTGACGAACTTAAACTTCGTGAATCGGAACTTAACGCAAGACAAGAAACAGATGGTACTCGTATGGGTATAGATATTAAGAAACAACAAGCCCAGCTAAATGCACAACAGCAAGCCGAAGGACTACGTATTGGAACTGAGGTTGCAAGGCATAAGGCTGAAATGCAAAACAATCGACAAAGGGAAGTTGAATGACAAACAACAACCAAACGCTGGAGTACGTTGATTCCAAACTCAACGAACGGCGCAATGAACTAAAGGATTTTTTAGCAAATGGGGCGCTAAAAGATTTTAATGAGTACCAAAAACTTTGCGGGGTAATTCAGGGTCTGGACTACGCAAAGCAAATCATTTCAGACCTTGCAAACCGTTTGGAGAATAATGAAGATGACTGATGCACAAGTTGAAACCGTAGATGAAGAAAATGCACGTAAAGCTAAACAACTACCTGAACCGGTAGGCTATCGCCTTTTATGTGCCGTTCCTACTATTGAAGACAAATACGATAGCGGGCTTCTTAAAGCTGACATTACTGTAGAGCATGAAGAAATTCTAACTACAGTATTGTTTGTTGTGAAACTTGGCCCGGATGCTTATAAAGACCCAGTTAAATTTCCTACAGGGGCATGGTGTAAAGAAGGTGATTTTGTGTTAATACGCCCGCATAGTGGGACTCGTTTGTCAATTCACGGCAAAGAATTTCGCATTATTAACGATGATTCTGTTGAGGGAACGGTTGAAGACCCTCGCGGCATTAAGCGCAAATAGGAGTAATTTATGTCCGAATTTAAATTTCCAGATGAAGTAGAAGAAGTAAAAATAGAAGTATCTCAAGAAGGTAGTGATGTTGAAATAGAAGTTGTAGATGACACCCCTGCTGCGGATCGTGGGCGGGAACCTTTACCTCAAGAGATGGTTAAAGAACTTGAAGATGATGACCTTGAGCAGTATTCAGATAAGGTTAAAAAACGTCTTGGGCAGATGAAGAAAGTCTGGCATGACGAGCGCCGTGAGAAGGAACGTGCGTCCCGTGAAAAAGAAGAAGCGTTGCGGGTAGCACAAACATTGGTGCAAGAAAATAACCAATTAAAACAAAGACTTGGGCATGGTGAACAGTTATTTGTTAATGAAATTACTAAGTCTGCTACAACAGAACTACAATCCGCTAAAGATCGGTTAAAACAAGCGTATGAAGCGGGTGATCCAGAACTTATAACTGATGCACAAGAAGCATTAACTGATGCAAAACTTAAACTTAAAGACTACCAAAGATATAAACCTGCTTTACAGCAGCCAGAAATTAGTGTAGAACAGCGGTTACAGGCACAAGCACCCCAGCAAGTTGCTGATCCTAAAGCTGAAAAGTGGCGGGAAAAGAATACTTGGTTTGGGGCGGACGAGGAGATGACTAGCCTTGCACTTGGTCTGCATGAAAAACTAGTCCGATCTGGTGTTGATCCTCGTAGTGATGATTACTACCAGCGCGTCGATGAAACAATGAGGAAACGATTCCCCGAATCTTTCGAGGATGAAACTTCTCAAACGAAGGGACGGACACAATCCGCACCTCGCAAAGCAGCTAGTGTGGTAGCTCCAGCTACGCGAAGCACCGCGCCTAGAAAAGTGCAGTTAACGCAAACCCAGATGGCATTAGCCAAACGACTTGGTGTGTCCCCTGAAATTTACGCTAAAGAAGTAATCAAATTGGAGAACTATAATGGCTGAAAATCGTCTCGCTCGTGAGTTGCAATCAAGAGAAACTACGCAGCGCAAAACAACATGGTCACTACCTACGTTATTACCTACTCCAGCAGAGGAGGAAGGTTACCAATTTAGGTGGATTAGGACTAGTATTATGGGTCAATTTGATCCAACAAATACTTCTTCTAAACTTCGGGAAGGTTGGGAGCCTGTAAAGGCTGAAGATAAACCCGAAATGATGCTTTACTCCGACCCCAATAGTCGTTTCAAAGACAATATTGAGAACGGTGGTTTAATGCTTTGTAAAATGCCAACCGAAATGGTGAAGCAGCGGGCAGCACACTATGCAAATGTGTCACGTTCGCAAATCGAAGCAGTAGACAATAGTTTTATGAAATCCAATGATCCGCGGATGCCGCTTTTTAACGAGCGAAAATCTACAACGACATTTGGTTCTGGTTCTAAATAACTTAATTTTTAGGAGTATTAATAATGGCTTATCCTACTGTCAGTGCACCTTATGGGTTACGTCCCATAAACCTGATCGGTGGTCAAGTCTTTTCAGGTTCAACCCGCCAGATGTTTATTGCTAGTGGCGAAGGCACCTCCATTTTTTATGGCGATGTCGTTAAACTAGTAGCTGGTGGTACGATCCGTAAAGACGTGGGCACTGATGCGGCTACACCGGTTGGCGTATTCTTGGGCTGTTCTTACACAAGTCCAAGCACCAATCAAAAAATCTTTGCTCAATACTGGCCCGCAAGCACTGTAACTGCTGATGCTACTGCTTATGTAGCTGATGATCCTGATACATTGTTTAAAGTGGCTATCGTTAGTGGCACAACCACAATTACTGGCAAAACTATTGCTGTTATTGGTTCTAACGCTGTTCTAGTTCAGAATACCGGAAGCACCACTACTGGTGATAGCGCTGTTGCGATTATCGCACCGGATGCTACTACTTCAACTTTCCCAATCCGTATCGTAGATGTGGTCGCGGAAACAACCAACTCTTCGGGTTCTTATACCGAAGTTATTGTCAAGTGGAATCAAGGTATGCATATGTACCTGAATCCAACTGGCATTTAAGGA